AGTCTAAAAAGGTGGAAATGTGGTAGCTAAAAAATCACCCCCAAATAAAAAGAAGTTTACCGAGGAAATGGCGCAAATCATTTTGGAACTCGGTAAGCAAGGTGCATCCCAAAAATCCATGTACGCTGCAATACACATTAGTAAGTCCACTGCGGCTAAGTGGAAAGAAGAGAACCCAAAGTTTGCTGAGACTATGTCTATGGCAACGACTTATGGTCAGTCTTACTGGGAATCATTGATGCTAGCCAATGTGGAAAACAAAGCGTTTAATTCACGCGTCGCTGAGCTGGCGTTAAAGGGACAATACCCAGAAGACTACGGCCAACAGCGCGTTGACTTAAAAGCAAACATCAGGCAAGAGGTCACAATTGACTTTGACAAAGAAATAGCTGAACTAATGGAAATGCTAAAGTAGTACTAATCAACGGGGAATAGGCTTAGCGGCCGTGCCAGTGCTCATTCACTGGCTACCCACCAAACAACCAATGAGGGTTATATCAATGAAGCAATGCACTAGTTGCAAAGAAATAAAGCCAAAAGAGCAGTTTTTAAAAGATAACAAAAATAAAGACGGTTTGCGTTATGAATGTAAACCATGTCATAATTTGCGAAATAGACTTTGGCATAAAAATAATAAAGAACGCGGAAAAAACAATTATTTAAAACGCTTATATGGCATAACTTTGCAAGAAAAGTTAAAAATGGCAAAACTTCAAAATAATAAATGCGCTATTTGTAATAAAGAATTTGTTGAAGAAGTTGATATTTGCGTGGACCACAACCATGATACTGGAGTAATAAGACAACTTCTTTGCAATCCATGTAATCGAGGGCTAGGACAATTTCAAGATTCCGCGCAAATATTAAAGTCTGCTATAATGTATTTAAACAAACACGCTAAAAAGGAAGCTGCATGACTTTCCATTCTGTACTATCCCCATCATCTAGTGCCCGTTGGCTAGCCTGCCCCCCTTCAGTACGACTGTGCGAAAATCTTCCAGATATAGTTAAGCCCGAGGGTTCGTTTGATTATGCCGCTCAAGGTACAGCAGCCCATGAACTTGGAGAAGCAAAATTACGTTTGGTTTTTAATCAAATAACACAGGAAGAATATGAAGCAGCTTACGAAGAAATCAAAAAGAGTGAGTATTACGACGAAGAACTCGAACACTACACAGACACCTATGTCAATTACGTTCGTAGTCAAGTGGGTTCAGAAGACACTGTCTACATTGAAACACGTGTGGACTACTCAGATTACGTCCCTGAAGGAACGGGTAGCGCTGATTGTATTATCATTGGACCTGCCGAATGTCACGTCCTCGACTACAAGCACGGGATGGTGCCAGTCAGTGCCATCTCTAACAGTCAAATGCGACTCTACGCCGTTGGAGCAATTAGTAAGTTTGAAGAAAAATACCCAAACATCAAAAACATTAAATACACCATTGTCCAGCCAAGAGCAGAAAACATCAGCTTTGAGGAAACCTCGAAAGAAAAGCTCCTCCTCTGGGCAGACACCATTGTCAGAAAAAAAGCCAAGCAAGCGTGGGTCGGTAGTGGCAATTTCCAAGCCGGCGACCATTGCAAGTACTGCAAAGCCAAAGCCACGTGCAAAACCCGTCAAGAGCAAATTGACGAAATTGCCAAGTTAGATTTTAGAGATCCTCAATTACTTAGCGATGCAGAAGTGGCAAGTGTTTTAGAAAAAGCAGAGCAATTAAAAACTTGGGTTACGGATGTACAAGAATATCTGTTAGCCAAAGCAATCAATCAGGGTGAAGTCCCTAACGGTTACAAACTCTCCACCACTGTAACTCACCGCAAGATTAGCGACCATGCTTTGGCTGCTGTAGTGCTCAAAGAAAAGGGTATGAGCGAAGAGGTAATCTGGGAGCCACGCAAATTAAAGTCTATAGCTGCCTTGGAGAAGCTAGGACCTAAAGGTCAAATCACCGCTTGGCTAGGTGACTTAGTGTTGCGTCCAGATGGCCAGCCTAAATTAGTTAAAGTCAAAGAGACCGCAGAGGATGATTTTAAATGAGTACTTGGTTAATAGCAGCAATGGGTGTCGTGTATTTTGTCGTGGCGATAGATCAATTTATGAAAGGTGGTATTGGTACCGGCATCATGTTCCTTGGTTACGCCATGGGTAATGTTGGACTCGTCATGGTAGCAAAATAACAATAAGAGGTACCTATGATGGTGCAATGCTATGGTTCGGAATTTGAAATTCCAGACCAGCTTATAGATAAGTATTTTAAAGATTTTGATGGATTACCAGGAAGTGGATTACGCGAAAACATTTGCCAAATCAGAGATTCTATTTACGAAATTGTAGATATTGTTGAAGAGGATCCGGATGTTTTGCACGAAGCAGAATACCTAAAAGACTTTATGCAGGCGCTTGCTATGAAACAAGCATTACAAAATCACGGAATTTTATACGACGCATAAATCTCACATGGTGGAATAACAAGTAACAAATTTGCGTATTAGTACAGTTAGTAAAGGGTAGACGTACTGGCCCCTATTGAAGTCCAGTACTTATGTTAAAAAGGTAATATCATGACTCAAACTACTAAAGTAAAAATCGTTACTGGTAAAGTACGTTTCTCTTACGCTAACTTGTTTGCCCCAAAAGCTTCTGTAGAAGGCGGCACTCCAAAGTATTCAGTATCCATCATTATCCCTAAAACAGACAAAGAGACTATTGCCAAATTGCAAAAAGCATTTGATGATACTAAGACTGCAGCAGCAGCCTACTTTGGTGGTTCTGTTCCAAAAAATCTAAAAGGTGGTTTGCGTGACGGTGATCTAGAAAAAGACGATCCAGCATACGCAGGTTGCTATTTCATCAACGCAAACTCAGTGCAAAAGCCTGGTGTTGTTGATGCAGATCTCAATCCTATTTTAGATCAATCAGAGTTTTACAGCGGTTGCTATGGTCGTGCATCAATCACGTTTTATCCTTACAACGCTCAAGGCTCAAAAGGTATTGCGTGTGGTTTGAATAATGTCCAAAAAATGGAAGATGGTGAGAAGTTAGGTGGTTCTACTAACGCAGCAGCAGATTTCGCAGTTTAATAGTTTTTAGTAGTACAGGGGAGTGTCCGTAGAAACTGCGGCCTCCCTTTTTTGTCAACTCATCATTTAAAGAATAATAAATGGACCAGTATTACGTGTACCAGCACATAGATCCCGACACCGGTGAACTGCTTTACATTGGAATGGGAAGTTATGAACGAGCTTGGCTATGCCGAGGTTCTAACAGAAAGAAAAACCACCAAGAAAGATTGAATGAGTTATTTGCGTTAGGCTATACAATGCAAGATGTTGTAAGCATAATAGCAAGCGGTTTAAATAAAGCTTCAGCGTTAAACTTAGAGTTGATTAAAATTGAAAAATTTAAACCAAGGTTTAATAATTTAAGTAACCCAGATTGGAAATATCCATCAAAATTTACCGATGAAGTTGTAACAATGGTGAAAGCGTTAACAAAAATGGGGTATGGATCACAGAACATTGCTTTTTTAATGGGCGGTGATAAAAATAAAAATGCAATGACAATTTGGAGATTAAACAATGGTTAAGATGGATCAGTACATGGAATATATCGCGGCAAGTCGTTACGCCCGATTCGTTGACGAAAAAGGTCGTCGTGAAAACTGGAGTGAGACTGTAGATCGTTACGTTGACTATATTTTTAGCCGTACACCAGCAATACAAGAAAATACCAAATTAAAAACCGAAATTCGTAGTGCCATTTTTAACTTAGAATTGATGCCTTCCATGCGAGCCATGATGACGGCAGGAAAGAGTGCTGACCGTGATAATACGTGCGTTTATAACTGCAGTTATCTCCCTGTGGACGACCCCAAAAGCTTTGACGAAAGCATGTTTATTTTGCTCTGCGGAACTGGCGTTGGATTCTCGGTTGAATCCAAGTACATTAACCGTCTGCCCGAAGTGCCAGAAAAGTTGTTTGATTCAGAGCACACCATCGTCGTACACGACAGCAAAGAAGGCTGGGCAAAGTCATTGCGTTTACTCCTTGCCCACCTCTGGTCCGGAGAAATCCCCCGATGGAATGTTGAGTCCGTCCGCCCCGCCGGAGCACGACTCAAAACTTTTGGTGGAAGAGCTTCTGGGCCGCAACCACTAGTAGACCTGTTTGAGTTTGCTGTTGCTATGTTTAAAGGTGCTAAGGGTCGCAAACTAAACTCCCTAGAGTGCCACGATCTAATGTGCAAAATTGGTGAGGTAGTTGTGGTCGGTGGTGTTCGCCGTTCTGCTATGATATCATTATCAGACTTAGACGATGAAAGGATTCGATATGCAAAAGCTGGACCATGGTGGGAAACCGCTCCGCACAGAGCTCTTGCGAACAACAGTGCGGTGTATTCAGAAACACCTACTGTCGGAAAGTTCATGGAAGAATGGCTATCACTTTACAACTCCCATTCCGGTGAACGAGGCATTTTTAATCGGGAGGCTGCTAAAAAGACGGTTGAAAAATACGGGCATCGAGATAGTAATTTTGAATTCGGAACAAATCCGTGCAGTGAGATCATTCTCCGACCATACCAATTTTGCAATCTTAGTGAATGTGTAGTACGCCATGACGACAACAGAGAAACACTACTGCGCAAAGTGCGCCTCGCCTCTATCTTGGGTACCATCCAGTCTACCTTCACCAAGTTCCCCTATTTGCGCAAGGTGTGGCAGAGAAATACTGAAGAAGAGCGGTTATTGGGTGTTTCCCTCACCGGAATCTATGATAATCCCCTTCTCGCAACACAAGGAGACAAATTAAATGAGTTACTTACCGAGCTTCGAGAGGAAGCTAGACGAGCCAACGAAGAGTTTGCAGAGCTGCTTGGAATACCTAAGAGTGCTGCAATTACTTGCGTTAAGCCCAGTGGAACCGTCAGCCAACTCGTTGATAGCGCTTCTGGAATCCACCCTAGACACTCTAAATTCTACATCCGCAGAGTTAGAGGAGATAAGAAAGACCCTCTCACCCAATTCTTAATCCAACAAGGAATCCCAAATGAAGCCTGCGTTTACAAACCCGATCAGACTGTCGTATTTAGTTTCCCTCAAAGAGCGCCTGAAGGACTTACTCGGAGTGATGTTACTCCGATTAGCCATCTGGAGCTATGGCTTACTTATCAAAGGCACTGGTGCCACCATAAACCTAGTGTTACAATCTCCGTCGAAGAAAAAGACTGGCCGAGCGTCGGCGCGTGGACATGGGAAAACTTCAGTGAAATCTCCGGTGTTTCCTATCTTCCCTATGACGGAGGAACGTATCGCCAGGCGCCGTACGAAGAGTGTAGCGAAGAAGACTACAACAAGCTCAAAGCCAACATCCCGCAAATCAACTGGGAAGACTTCAAAGAAAACACCGACAACGTCGAAGGCGCCCAAACTTTAGCTTGTAGCGCCGGAAGTTGCGAAATATAACCTACTAGAATATAATTTGCACACAAAATGTAGTTTGTTCAGACAGTGCAGTAGTAACAAAGAACACGGAGCGGTTACCCCCGTCTGCATAGGTAACCCCATTTAATTACCGACACGTCGGTTTGCCATAGGAGCATAGTATGAAAACCTGTAATAAATGCAGTATCTCAAAACCACTAAATTGTTTTTCTATTAGGAAAAGTACATCAGACGGTTTTCAATGGTGGTGCAAAGAATGTAAAAAACATCACGACGCAAAACGATTTTTAGTTCCTAAAGACAGATCTAAGTTTTTAATAAACTCTGCAAAATCCCGAACAAAACGTTGGGGTGGCTCTGTAACAATATCTGCCGAATGGATAGAATCTAAAATTGCTAACGGAGTATGTGAAGTAACTGGCATACCGTTTGATTTAAATCCAAGCAACTTTAAAAGGATGAACCCTTTTGCCCCATCGTTAGACAGAATAGACAGCGGAAACCGCGATTATTCTGAAGCAAATACACGCGTAGTTTTAGCTTCTGTAAACGTCGCATTAGGTGAATGGGGCCTTGAAGTTATGAAACCTATTTTTAAAAAGTTAGGAGAACTTTGATGCTAGTTAATCTTGACTTTGAAACGCGGAGCCATATTGACTTGGCAGAGCAGGGTCTTGATGTTTATGCCGCAGATTCATCAACCGAAGTGCTTTGCATGGCGTACTCTATTGATGGTGGTTTAGTAAAATTATGGACTCCGACAACGCAATTGCCACAATTTATGTATGACAAAACTACCAAGTTTCAAGGGTGGAATGTCATGTTTGAGTGGCATATTATTAAATATGTACTTGGGTTGGATGTAGAAATTGAGCAGTGCATTGACTCTATGGCCATAGCAGCGGCCAATAACATACCCCAGTCTCTTGGTGACGCGTCTATCTTTATGGATGCCGAGCACAAAAAAGATACCCGTGGTAGATACCTCATTCAGAAGCTCTGTAAGCCAATGAAAAACGGCACGTTTAATGAAGATCCAGAACTAATGCGGGAGATGTTTAATTACTGCGCAGACGACGTCCGTGCGGAGATGTCAATTGTAGCCGATTTAAGGCCCCTTACAGCCTCCGAACAGCAAATTTGGGAGCTTACCCAGCGCATCAATCTCCTTGGAGTGCCGGTGGATCCAAACG